CACGGCACCATGTGCTGACCTATATACGCACGCGGTTTACAAGACAAGTTCGGGCGGGCTATAAGGTTGGTGTAACGGATTATAGTAGTTTTGAATCGCACATGGTACCAAAAATGATGGCTATGATGGAACTGCAATATTACAGCTACATGATGTCCCGTTTTGATGCTAAGAAGAGGGAGCATTATATGAAGGTTATAAAACGGGCGCTTGCTGGGAGACAAAAATGTACCAGCAAATTTGGGACGGTGAAAATTGATGGGACACGAATGTCGGGGGAAATGACAACATCACTGGGCAATGGGTTTACGAACTTAATGCTTACCACATTCGCGTATCGCTTACATGGGATCGAAATTGACATCGTCGCGGAAGGTGACGATGCAGTGTTTATGGTCCCTCAGAACGCTATTGAACTCACAGAAAAAGATTTTGCACGATTGGGTGCAAAAGTCAAGATTAAGTATGTATCCAGCTTGGAAGAGGCTGATTTCTGTGGTATAATTGGCGGCAGTGATGGCCACATGGTTGGCAATGTGTTTGAGGTATTCAATCGGACTGGCTGGTCGACGAGTCAAATGAAGGATGGTGGGCCAAGAGTTACTGATGGTCTGTTGCGGGCGAAGGGGTTCTCGCTCATTTACAACAGTCCACACAGTCCAGTCGTTCGATCTTTTGCTGAATATCTTTTGCGCATTACTGACGGTGCGGATGTGCGTCTTGGTGATCAAAACCACGCCATGACGTACAAAGAACAAATGGTTTTGTCGGGCAAGGCGATGCCAAAGCACAATTCACAACTCAAGTTGCCACCTCGAGATTTTACCATGACATCGAGGTGTCACATGCAGGATGAACAAGGCATAAGCATTGCTACACAGATGAGATATGAGAATTTCTTTGATGCACTAACTGAGATGGTTGATATACCAAACTGGTGCTTTTCTCTACCAAGCCTACGTGCCACACATTTTCAAAAATTTGTGAGGCATGTTCCGTCGGGCTACTCAAATGATCTCATTCGGTGGTGAACCTACCTACACGAC